GCGGCCTGCCTGCCCTGCTGTGAGTTCGGTCTATGGGGGCGGGCCTTTGCACTTCACCGGGAAGGCTGACGCACTGGCGGGGCGGCTGGGATGGGAGGAAGGAGGAGGGGCGAGCGAGAGCGGAAGGAGGAGAGGGCGGGGAGGGCGGGATGCACCCCTGGGGGGAGGCTTTGGGGGGTGGGGCGGGGCGACCGTGCAATATATTAGGGGGGGCTTCTCTTTCCGACCACCTCCCTGTGGTTTTGGCCTTCCTGCCGCAAGGGGCTACCTGTCACCCTGCCATGCGTGGCCAACCGGCATCCGTAGGCAAAGCAGCTCGTGGTTTCGTAGGCTGGGTTCCGTGGGGCTGCTTGGAATAAGGTGATGTGTTTAGAGGTTAGCTGCCTCAGCCGCTAGCCGTCTATCTCTGCGATCCTTGCAGGCTTTTACGGAAGCGTGGATGCGGTCCTGAAGGCCAAAGGCAGTGAGGTCGGAGTGGATTTTCTGTTGGTTGGCGAGGTTGAGAGGGCCGATGGCATTTACAAAGGCTTGCTTGGTCTTTTTGGAGACGTTGTTTTCCCAGTAGGAGGCTTCACTCATAGGGCAGGCTCCAGGTCTTTGTGGGTGAGGTCATTATTGGAGATGTGTTGGGCGAGTTCAGATCGGCGGCGTTTGCCGGACATGGAGAGGTCGTCGGCGAGTTGGACCAGGAGGATGAAGGCAAGGCCGATGTCATGCTGATGAGTTCCCTGGCGGAGCTTGAGTGCTGGTTTGGTCTTCATAGTTTTGTTTCGTTTGCTGCGTTTGAACCCAGTCCAGAACGCTTCTTAACGAGCCCAGGTTGACCGCTGCTGACCTTTCTGCGCGTCTGGCTGTCTTGAGGCTTACCCCGGCAATAGCTGCTACTGCGCGAATCCCGTAACCATAAACCCTTGCTTTGCCGTTTCGCCTAGCTGGTTCCTCGACGACTAGGCGGACTGTGCGATTCACTGTGTCCGTGTATAAGGAGCAAAGGTGGACATGTCAAGCGGAGATGGCCACAAGAGCGCGGGGTTTGTGGTCATTGGGTTTATGCAAAAGTCATAGCGGGTGGAACCACTTGGCGTTCGCCGCTTTGATATGCGGCACGCTTTCGTGGTCGGGGAAGTGATTTAGGATGGTTTTTTGGCATTGGTCGCACAGATTATCGAAGTTGCCGCGTATCGAGTGATGGCAGTAGCAGCGAGGGCATTTTGAGTAAGTTTCGGAATCCAACTTGCGAGCCTCGTTTGCTGCTTGAGCGAGGTTTTTTATATTGCACACTAAATCTGTTGTTAGTGGCACGGCTTCGAGCAAGCTGTCTCTAGCTTGATTTGTTGTCATAGCGGGCGGTTAGAAAAGAGGTTCTTCATGTTTCTCGCAGCGCTCTCTGGCGGCGAGGAGGTCGGCTTGGGCGCGGGAGGCTCCGCCATCGAACTGGTGGTGGGCGGAACGCTCGGCTTGGATGTAGAAGCAGTCTGGGCAGAACTGAGCTGGGTTGGGAGGTTTGGCTTGAGGTGGAACCGGGCATTGGAGGACTGGCATAGGTAGGTGAGGGTTATTTCTTGATTTCGGTTGAGGGCGTCTTTTTGGGGGTTGGGCCTCCGCAGCTACCAGCCAGCAGGGTTAGCAGGAGAAGGCAGAGGCAGATCATTCCGAAGGTGTAGCCAGCGGAAGGAGGGGTTGGTGGTGGGAAGTGTAGGGTTGTCATGGGTTGAGTTCTTTTTCTGTTTCTTGGTTGAACTTATTCTGAAAGATTCATTCGAGTCGTTCAAGGCAAAGCACGACCTAGTAGGCCGTGTGTTGCCTTGCTTGGTTGAACTTCCGATGAGTTCACTCTGAGCGTAGCCCTTGCGGGCTGGCAGCATCCACGAATAAGTCGGGACACCATCGGGCAGACTTTGAATGACACTTATTGTCACCCGCCATTTCGCGCTCTGCACGTTCACACTCACGCTAGTCCTGTTTGGCACTCCGGCTTGGACTCTCGACTCGCTGCGCCGCATTTGGCTTATGCCTTGCCGCTTCCTGTGCGAGTCCAGTTCGCAACCTCTCTAGCCGGTCAGGCAAAGAAAAGTCCGCTCAGGTGAAAGCTCTGAGCGGACTTCAAGGACACCAACAAAATCTCACTCGTTCCGCTTTCACGCTGGCAACGAACGCCGTGAATCTACACCCAGCTCAGATTCGCGCAATGATTATTTTTGGAAATTTCTAAACACCACCGAATACCTTGTTTTACCTGGTGGGATTCGAGGCACTTCATGCTTCCACTTGTTTCTGGCATCGCCATCCATTGTGAGGAGGCTGTTGGGGTAGAGCGGAAACCGTTGAACCCACTTGCCCTTGCGGAATGCGATGAGAGCGGTAGCGTTTAAGGAGAGGACGGAGATTGGGCCGGGGAAGGCGTTAGAGTCAAAATGCGGGTCTATGCCGTGCTTTAGCGGGTATTCGTTCAAAGTCACCGAGTTCGATTTTACAATGTCAAGTAACGGAGGGATCTTTCTGATCCACTCATTCGGAGGGTTGTAGTCAAAGCCGTAGCGAAGGATTTGGGTGCGGCCTGTGGAGCCGTCTGTGCTGGTTGGCAGAGAGTCCAACTCAGCCTGGATGAGGTCGATGAGCTGGTCTGCCTTCTCTTGGTTGATGAAGTCGTCAACAATTGTGAGTCCTGGAATCATAACGCGACTGAGATGTGGTTGCTGGATTCCGGTTGGCTGAACATGGCCTTCTGTGAGCGGAATATCTCCTCAACACAGAGAGCCTGGAGCGGATAGGTGGCAGCATCGAAGACGTGGCGATGCTCGCTCTGCTTCTCGATAGGGGTGTTCTTGCCGGGGCGCAAGGCTTGAAGGCTGGCGTTCAGGCTGGGGCATTTGAGCTTTGAGATGAAGATGCGATCTTGGAAGAGGAGCTTCCGCATGATGTCAACGCGCTGCCGGACTGAGCCAGCGAACTTGTCCACGGCGACTAGGCGGATTCGGTTCTTGGACACCAAGGCTACCTCGACGTGCTGGCGACGCTCGCTCATGCTGTCTCTGTAGTCGAAGGAAGAGCGGTCTGAGTAATGTGTCCAGTGGAGCTTCTTGCCAAGATGTTCCTCCCAGAAGTCCATCTTGAGCAGGAAAGCCTCTGTGAACTCGCTGATGTTTACATCACTCTGGATGTAAACCAGCTCATCAATCATGTTGAAATGAGGCACTTGAACGCCTTTTGAGTCCGGCCAGTAGTAGCGTTCAAGGATTGTCGCGGCGTGATTTACGGTTCCAAGATCCCAGCCTGTGAAAAGCTCGAAGCAGTTTTCGCTGGGGACCAGCATGAGCGGGTCTTTGTTGACTGGTGTTTCAAGCTCGCCGACAACGTGGATGATGGGCCGGAACACGTCATGGAACAAGCCGCTCCCTGATGCAGAGGTCCACTTGCCAAGATAATAGCGGTCGAACAAGTCTTGGTTGTGACAGTATTTCGAGCGCAGTTCTGAGTGGTCCTCGTCGGTTAGAGCGAGGTTGTCTGACACAAAGACTTCAATCAGGCCGAGCCGCTTCTGGCTGTTTACCATCTCCTCAAGCGTCACCGGCTTGTCCTTAATCATGTCCATGAGGACGCGCTCATCCGCCACCCTGAACGTGTAGAAAATCTGTGGAATCCAGTGGTCCATTCCAGGTGGTTCTGGGTTGGTATCGAGGATCATGGTGAGCTGGTTCTTGAGCCAGAACTCCTTTAAGCGAAGACATTCGCTAACAATGTCGTAGGCTTTGCGGTTGGCGACCCAGGTGCCAGCCTCGGAGAAATAGACTGCGGAGAACTTCTTGCCCTTGAACCGGGTGGCGATGTCAACCTCGGTAGCTCCTTCGCGGAAGGATTCGAGCTGAAACACCGAAACGGTCCCGTGTTTGTTCTTTATGGAACATTTGAAGCGTTTGGAAACGCTCTCCTGATAGGGCTTCCTAACCCACTCCAAGCCGAAATCGCCAGCAATCCAGTTTGGAATTATCTCCTCGCACAAGCTCTGCCAGCATCCGCCATCAGTGGCGGCTGTTACGGTAGGCGATATAACAGCTATGAGGGCGCGGTCAACCTCCCAAGCGTGTTCAACCAGGGCGTGAAGGCAGCCGGTTGTTTTGGAAGATTTGCGGGGGCCGGAAACGCAGAGGTGAGGAGTTCTGCGAGGGTTATCTGGGTGAATCGCCCAACGGATTGAATCCTGTTTTGGAAAAGTATTGGGGGACCAATCGGGCTTTTGAGTCGGCGACATTTGCTTCTTGCAGGATATGCGTTTAGCTATAATGTTGCAAGCAACCTTATGAACACACTTACATTAGAACCCGCAAACGAAGCCGTAGCTGAAGCGATTGTGTCCAGCAATGTTGGTGATGTTAAGACGCTGGTTGTCACTGGAACCGTTACCCGTGTGGGTGAGCGTTTTGTCTTGGAGGTTGAGAGTGCGCGGAGCGCGGAGATCGAAGATGAGAACGCCTTGGTGGAAGAAGAGGTTGATGAGGAAGCTGTCGAGACTCCCTCTTACCGTAAGCCTGATTACGGATCGAAGTCTTCCCCTGTCATGGCCCAATCTAAGAAGGGTCCGAACCCCGCAATGGTTCTACTCATTGGCAAGAAATGATCTCGCCCGAGGTATTCAAAAAGCACGGTTGCGACGCGGCTTCTCTGAAGAAGCTGTTCACTATCCCTGATGATGACGGCAAGAAGCCGAAGGGTAAAGGGAAGGATAAGGATAAGGATGAGGAGACTTCTACCGGCGAGCCGGAAGGAATTATCCGGCTTCGCAGGCTTCTCTACTCGCGGATTCAAGAGGGGCGGATGAGCAACTTGCGGGACTACCGCATCTTCGCAGCGATTGACTACGCTTACGATGCACCGTTCGCGCAGACAACTCCTACGCTGATCGGTCATGTGTTGGAGCAGAAGATGACCTACGAAGAGTCTCGCAAGGTCGTTGATGGGTGGGGGCTGTCTTGGAATGATTGCTTCCGGTTTAACTACGACTCTGCTGGTCAACAGATAAACGGCAGGGATGGAAAGCCTTCGTATTCCGTAAATGCGGCGAGCCTTGTTCGGACACTGATTCCATTGGTTAAAGCCTACGTCACGGTCAGGACGGCAAAGCTCTACACCGACCGCGACCAGATTCCGCTGTTCAAGTTTGAACCGCTTCGCGCTACGGATGAGAACAAGATACTGTGCGAGGTTCTGAACAACATCATTGAGGGAATGGTGACTCAGTTCGGCTATCGCTCGGAGTTGAAGGACGTGATTCTTCACACGCTCCTCTACTCAATCTGCATGACCTTCCCGCAGGAGGCTTGGTATTGCGAGAAGCAGGAGATTGACGGAAAGGAAACGATTGTTAAGGAGGGCTTGCGCTACCTGCAACCGCATCCCACGCGCTTCTTCTATGACTTGATGTATCGGACCAGCTCGATCAATTCGGACACGGGCTGCGCTTTTACTGGGCATTGGCGGGTGGTGCGGTATGGAGACATTCGGAGCAACAAGGCGTATTTCAACAAGCAAGTAATTCCCTTTGGGACGAACTGGTTTGAGAACACGCTGGCAGGAAACTATTTCAGCGACTTCTATCCCTGCACGATGCAGTTCCCTTCGGCTCGCCCAATCAGCGATACCAGCCGTGAGGATCGGGCTGCTTTCTACAGCTTGGCTGAGGAAGATAAAGCCATCTTCCTGACGGATATGTTTTGCAAGTTGGTTCCGAGCGACTACGGGCTTGGGACATACAAGAATCCGGTTTGGTTCAGGTTCGTAATGGCGAGCGATGACACGGTTATCTATGTTGAGCCGCTGGCCTACGCTCCTAATGTGTATTTTGGCTATGACGCAGATGGTGGTCGGGTTCGTAACGCGAGCATGGCCCTTGAGCTTCTTCCGTTTCAAGACCAGCTTGGCAACATCCTTAGCCAGATTCTCCTGACGGCAAAGCAGAACCTTGCCAACGTCACGTTCTACGACCGGAACATCATCAACGCGCAACAGGTCAAGAGCCTGCAAAACAGCGGCGAGACATTGCTCCGGGGGTTGAACTTCGTGGAGTTTGATGGCGAGAAGAATGCGATGGCTGGTCTGAACACCAGAGAGGCTTTCCACACAGCTACGCTTGCCAAGATGTCCACAGCGGAGTTGACGAATACGCTCAACACCGTGATTTCGATTGCTGAACGGATGCTCTCGTTCAGCGCACAGGAGCTTGGTGGTGCTGCCAGCCACCAGCAGAGCGCACAGGAAATCAAGACGATTGCCGGAAGCGTTGGGGTGCGCGTTGCCTACACGGGAACCTTCATTGATGACGGCATTGATGCCTGGAAGAAACAGATTAGCGACGCTGCGATGGCCTACATGAACAGCGACTTCGTGGCTTTGATCTCGCCTGAAACTCCCGACTTGGAAGCCAAGTTGAAGAAGCTGGGATTCACCTTGATTGAAGCTGGCGGTGGGCGAGTGAAGGCGAAAGTTAAAGCCAGCAAGAAGGCGATACTCCCGTTGATTCTGGAAGGCTTGGCCAGCACCCGTGACGGCCCTGATCGCGGGACAGACCAGAGTTCTTCTCAGGTTATGATGCAGACATGGCAGGCCATTTCTGGAAACCAGTTCCTCGCACAGGAGGTTGGTGCGAAAACCATCCTCAAGGGAATGGAAGAGGCGGCGAAACTTGGTGGTGCGCCAAAGGATTTCAAGCTCGAACTCGCCGGTCGTCCTGCGGGCGAGAGTCCAGAGGGTCAGGGGCCGGGTCAGGGCTTGGAGCAAGTTGCCAAACAGATACAAGAATCCACGCTGAAACAAGCCAGCGAGCTGATGATTGAGCAAGTCGTTAAGCCAGCAGCAGAGGCTATGTCCAAGCAGCAAGAGCAGTTGAACGCCCTCAATCAAGAGGTGGACGCCGTTGCTCGTGGTGCCGCCGAAGCTCAGGTGGCTATCAAGAAACTTTCAGAGATAGTTCAGATGGCGATGGGGGCAGCACAACCCCCTCCGCAGCCCGCAATTCCTCCTTATGTTGAGCAACCAGTTGTTACAGATCCAAACGCAACCGCTACCGGAATCGTCCCAGGTGGACCTCCGCAAATGGCTGGCATCGCATGATAGGAAATTGGCAGAGAGCGTTGTGAAGGCAATCGGGCTTACCCACGCAATGCAAGGGGTTGGCAAAAGCCTTGAGCCTTACGGGGCTAAAGAAGCCGCTGCTAAGGGTGATTTCGCAACCGCCATCCGCTACAAGCATTTCCTCGATGTGCTTCAAGAGCTTGATGAGATGGACAACTTCGTGACCGCAAAGGTCACTCTTTAATTTATGCCAGCCATACTAGAAGAACCAACCGCAGAACTCACACCTGAAGAGCAGACTCGCTCAAAGTTGGAGGAGTGGAGTAAACGATGGATGGGTGAGAAAGAGCCAGCGGAGCAGAAGCCTGAGCCAGCCGAGCCGGAAGCTGAAGCAACACCCGTTGTTGAGCCGGTGGTTGAAGAGGTTAAACCGCCGACCGTTGATCCTGAAATCTTCGCGCAAGCGGTTGGGCGCGAGGTTGGCAAGGTGCTGCGAGAATCAAACGAGCCAAAGGCTGTAGTTGAACCTGTAAAGGAAGAAAAAGGTCTTCCAGAGTCCGAGCTTCGCCGCCAGAAAAACATGGAGGTTCTGGAGACTCTGTTCCCAGAGCAATACAAGAACATCTCAAAGGAGCGTTCTGAATACCTCGACAAGCAGCGCAAGTATGAGGAGAAGTGGATTGCCGACAACGAAGGCACGGAGTTCAACCCTGACGATTCTGAGCATGATGAGTTCTTCGCCAGCGACCCCATCAACAAGGTTGAGTCTGAGCATCTGGCCGAGGCTATCTCTGAGCAGCGGGTGGTTGCCGAACGCGCTCGCTGGGATCAGCGCATTGCTGAGTCTGAAGCTCGCACCCGAGTTATCCCAATGGCACTGAAGGAAGGTCGCGCAATTGCAGCGAAAGTTGCCCAAACCATTTCAGGAACCGAAATGTCCTCCATTATTGGAGCGGATGGAGAACTCAACCAGGAGAAGATTGCGGAAATGACGGAGGCAGACCCAATCACTGCTCCCATTATCATTCACGCAGCAAGGGTCGCTTCCCAGCTTGGCAACGAAGTCGTCAAACTGTTTAACGGAGCAACCGCTCTTGACTCCAATAACCAACTCCACAAGAACATCGTCAACTTTGGAGTGGCAATTGAAGGCAAGATGCAACAGATCAAGCCAGAGCAATGGCATGACTCACGCGGTCGGCAGCATGCAGACTTCCTTCCAAGCACTCAGTTCCACAATCTGCCTGCCGAACAGAAGTCGAAACATTGGACCTTCGACCAGAAGGACATGATTGAACTTATGGCACTTGATTTGGTGTCCGATGCAAAGAAAATCATAAGCCAGGAAGAAAAGAAGATGGAAACCTTCGCTAAAAAGCGTGGTTATGAAACCGCTACTACAAAGAAAGCGGTTGAAGTTAAATCTTTCCAATCGCGTAGTTTCGCAATGGAACCGGACGTGCAACAGGTTTCTCCGTCATCTTCGACGGAGCCAAAAATGGCGGGCGTGAAGGGGAACCCTAAGACAAATGCGGAAAAACTACAAGATGCTTGGGCTGATCGCTGGATGGGGCGATAGTCGTTGAAACAAGCCGGGGAGATCCCGGTGGCAGAGCAGTATCAAAACTATAACGATAAAAACCTATGGCAATCTCACCGAATATCTTCGCCAAGTGTTCCCCCGCTATCGGGACGAACATCAAACAGTGCGGCTCTGTTACCATCTGCGATGCAGCAGTTGTGACGGCTGACAACATCGCCGACATCTTCCAGGATTCGGAGGGCAACTTCCGCATCATGGATTCGATGGCCGACTACCAGCTCGAAGTTCGTGCGTGCGGCGCGACTCAGGTTGGCATGTTCGACTTCTTGATGGCCAACCGCGTGAACTGGTCCAAGCGCATCAACATGGACAAGACTCCCGGCCTTGTTCACATCCGCCCCTTCGTTTTGGCTCGCCGCAAGTGGCCGATCAACAACAAGTATTGGTCGGTGAGCGGTGGCACTTCGGCCGGTGCAGGCGACTGGCGCGTGGATGTGTCCAGCCCCACTGGTATCCCGTTCGACGTTCGCTCCTTCATCGCTGACGAGTATGTTTACATCCAGTCGCAGAGTGATGCCGGTAGCCTTTCTGAGACGATGTGGAAGATTGTCAGCGCGACGGCTCTCTCTTCCACCTCTGGCCGGATTCACCTCAACTCCCTCAATGCCGGATCGTTCCTTGATGCCGACAAGCTCACCAACCCCGTTACCGGCTGGCTGGTTCGCGGCACGAACAACAAGGACACGACTGAGAGCTTCTGCAACCA